CTGGCGCTGCGAGGCGTCGGATCGGGTGTCGGTGTTGTTGCGCGTCAATTCCGCGGTGTTGGAGGTGCATGTCAGTTGCACGTCGCCGCGCTCGTTCTCCTTCGGCGTCTTGATCGGCGCCTCGTTGATGGTGCCGACGAAGCGGGGTGCCGCCGGCGCAACCATCAGCCGGTTCGCCGGATCGAACAGGCCGCGATAGATTTCCACCCGCCCCTGCTTGGCGTCGTAGAGCCGAATGAGATCGTTCACCCGGTCGGCTACCTGGGAGAGCGTCACGGTGATGTTCTGCACGGTGATGTTGGAGACGAGCGGGATATTCGAGATTTGGATCAGCGATCCCGCGCCGTGCCAAATGCGGGTGACGGGCGCGCCGGTGTCGGGGTCGATGATCGCCGCAGAAAAATCGCCCACGTCGGACCAAAATCCTTCGGTCACCGGATCGCCAGTCGAGCGGTCGCGGACCACGAACCAAATGAAATCACGCGGCATCAGGATGCGCTGCGCGAGCGCGACAAGGTTGGCGCCGGAAAGTGCCCTCACAGTCGCGCCTCCATCGCCGAGAACGAGACGGTGCCCCACCCGCTCAGCTGCGAGTCGGAGTGGATGGAACCCGGCACGATCGCCATGAGGCAGGACGGCCGACCGACCACCGCATCGCCGCCGGCTACCAGGGTCGGCGGAACGTGCGGCCGCAATTCGAACGCAGGCGTGACGCCGCCCGCGAGCGCCGCCGCTTCCTCCATCACCTGATGCAAAGTGCCGCTGTCCGAAAGCGAGACATAATCGCCGACCGAGAGCGTGAAGCCCGGCGGCAATCCGCCGATGGTGACCGACTTGCGGTCGCCGCCAATCGTCGCGAGCGTGCCGGTGCCGTCGAACGAGGTGCCGGTCGGCCATGATCCGCGCGGATAGAGGATCGGGTAACACCGGCTCATGGAGTAGCCGTAGAATTGCTTCAGGCCGTTCTCCATTGCGGTCAGTCGCGCTCGCCAGTAGTCGAGCGCGTTCGGCGGCAGCGTCTTGGACGCGGCCCGCAGCGTCCACAGCGGGCTTCCCAAGTCCTTGACGAGCACGCGGCCCGACGCCTGCACCGACTGTTCCTGCCGCCACTTCAAATCGAAGCCGGTCGTCCAGCCGGGGAACCCTTGCAGGAGGTTGAACGGTTCGGTCAGTGCCATGGTCAAACCCCGGGCCAGCGGCCGCGCCTCGCCTGCTGGATCGTGGCGACAACCCGGCTTTGGAACGCAGCGCGGTCCTCTTCGAGGATCTGTGCCAGGCGGGCGACCGCCTCGACGGAAGCGCCGCGCGCGTCGATGGCGGGCGAGTAGACGATCGAGCCGGTGTCGCTGCCGAGATACTTGCTCGCCACGTCGTTCGGCATGATCTGCGTGCCGCGCGGGATGTTCATCAACTCCGGTCCCTTTTCGCCGACCACCGCCCACCCGCCTTGGGCGTAAGGCGTGCCCTCGGCGTAGAGACTGCCGATGGTGGTGGGGTTGCCGACCGCCGACGAACCGGACGAGAACGAGAAGGAACCGAGCAGCGGGCCGAGCGCGCCCTTCCACAACTGTTCGGCCGCCATTTGCGCGAGCTTGTCGGCGATCTTGCCGAGCGCGTTCAATCCCGCCTTCTGGAACGCATCCCAGGCAGACGCGCCGTTGCGGATCGCCTGCGTGAAGTCGAGGAACAGACCGCGGTTGAGGTCTTGCGCGAAATCCGACAGCCGCTTCATGGTTTGCGCCAGCCGCAGCGCCGCCGCCTCCGAGCTCGCCATCGCGGCGGGCACATCGTTGCCGTAGAGTTGGCGCAGTTGCTGCGCGATCTGCACGTCTTCCGGCGTGAGAAACGCTGTGCGCGCCGCGAATGCAGCCTCGCTCATGACGCGGGCTTGGGCCAGCGCCTGACCCGCCTGCCGCGCCGCCTCGGCGTGCTCCATGATCTTCTTGCGTTCTTCCTCGGTGACCGTGATGCCCGCGTGCTTGGCGGCGATCAGCAGCGCATGTTCGGCGCGATAGGCTTCGAGCGCGCCAGCGCCGAGCCCGACCGCCTCGGTGTCGGCCTTGAGGCGTTCGGTGTGCTTCTCGATCGTCTCAAGCGCGCGGGTGTATTCGTCCCCTTCGGTGCCGCGGGTCGGCAGTTTCGCGCCGCCGGTCCCCTTGTCCGCTTCCGCCGGCCGCGCGCGCGGAAATGGCACCGTGCCAGGACCGCCGGGAAATTCGGCCATGCCCGCCGCGAGCGTGGTCCGCGCCAGTTCTTGCCGCAGTTCGATTGCCTTCTGCCGCGCTTCCTCCAACCCCGCGATAATCCCGAGGTCGCCGCCCTTGGCGCGCATCCGGTCAATGACGCGGGTGAGTTGGTCGACATCCTGCGCGAGCCCGAGCGCATCCTTCGAGGCGATGGCGAGCGAGTCAGCCAGCGCGTCGAACCGCTCTTTGTTCTGGCCTTTGTCGACGCCCTGCGACTTGTTGTATTCCTCAAGCCACTTGCCCGCCTTGTCGATCAGATCGTCGAAGAACCCGGCCACATCGAGCAGTGCGGCCTTGAATTGCGCGGCGAAGATCGCGCTCGATTTTTTCCACTCTGCGTCGAAGCGTTCCGCCTTGGCGATCGTCGAGCGGTCGATCACCGCGCCCGCCTGCTCAGCCTGCGCGGCGAGATCGTTGAACGCCTTGCCGCCGCCCTTGAGCGCCTCGACCCACTTCTCGGACAGGCCGAGCATCTGGGCGGCCTTGACCTTCTCGGGCATCGAGTCGAACTTGCCGAGCAGATTGGCGGCGATCTGAAGCATCTGGTTGAGTTTGAGCACCTCGCCGTTGCGGTCTTTGTATTTGATATTGTTCTCTTCGAGCAGTTTGGTCAGCGAGTTCTCGTTCTGCTTTGCATCGGCAAGCAGGTCCGCCATCCTGCGGAGGTCTTTGGTCGCATCGTCGCCGCCGACGCCGCCCGCCGTCGCGGCGAACTTCAATTCCTGAAACCGCTCTACCGAGACGCCGAGAAATTCGGCGTTCTTGGCAATGTCGGCCATTTCCTCGTTGGCCTTCGAGAGCGCGGCGACGAGCGCGATCACGCCAGCGGTAGTCGCGCCGATCACGCCGCCGGCGCGCACAAGCCCGGCGAGGTTGAAGCCCGGGTTGAGTTTGGAGAACGACTCCTCGATCCGCGACACGCTGGCGTCGGCGATCTGCCCCGCCTGGTCCATGTCCCGTTCGAACTGGTCGAGCCGCGCGCCAAGTTGGACGACGAGATCATTGGCCATATTCTTCGTGCCGCTTTACGAGTTCGTCGAATTCTTCGTCCGACATCGGCTGGAAGTGCAGTTCGCCGCCGTGGGCTTCGTTGTACCCATCGACGCAGGCACCAAGTTGCCAGAACGACATTTCATCCACTTGCTGCGGCGTGAAGCCTAATGCCGCACCTGTTCCGTAGATGGCGGAGAATCGGATTGGCTCGTCGCCTCGTCGGTCGTCTTTTTTTTTTGCGGCCGAAATCTCGTCGCCCGGTGCGCCGAGCAGACCGGCCGACAGCACGGCGAACGCGACGAGGTTGTGCGGCGCGACCGGGGTGTTGTCGAAATAGCGGACGAGCTTGCGGTTCGCAGCTGCAATCGGCATCCCCGCCCCGACCAGCCCGATCCGCAGAACGTCGCGCATGTCGTCGGGCCACGCATCTTTCGCGCGCAGCGAATTGAGCAGCGTCATCGGGCCGATGGGATTGAGCCCCATGGCGACCCGGCGGCCGTTGATCTTTTCCTGCAATTCGCGCCACTGCGCGATGCCGAAGCGGAACGTGTTGTCGCCGTCGCCCCATACCAGGGTGATTGATCCGGTGGCGCTCATCGGAATGTATACTTGTGAACGACGTGCCCCTCGCGGACCATCGACGAACGGGTGACCGACCCGTTGGAATAGTCGTTCGCCCGCTGCGCGCGCATCTGGTTGTTGTTGGCGATGATCTGCTCGAAGGTCTCGCGGTCTTCGATATTGACCGGCGCGAAGTAGTCGCGCGCGGTGTTGTAGAAGAACGGCTCCGGGCGCTCGTTCACCGTGCCGAACTCGGTGCCCATCGCGTAGTCATAGGTGTGGCCGTGGCTCGTCTTGGTGGTGAGCGGCCCGCCCGCCATCACCAAAAACGAGGCGCGGTTCTCGGTCGAGATATCGCGCTTGCGGATCGACGATTTCAGCGCGCCGGATTTGACCGGCACGCGGGCGCGCATGTTCTCCATCAACTCGTCTGCCTGGGCGGACTTCTGATCGTGGAAAGACCGCCGCATCAGTTCGTTGAGGTTGAACATGTCGCGCTTGAAGCGCGCAACGCTCGGATTGTACGGCATCACGCCGCCTTGGCTGCGGGCTCGCGCGCCGCGAGCGGCGAGAGCGGCACCCACGTCACCGCGCCGGAATTCACCAGCGTGATATCGAGCGTGACTTTCTGGCCGCGCTCGCCGCCATACTTGAGCGACGACAGCACGAACGCACCCAGCCAATGGCCGAGCGCCGGATCATCGAGCTTGATCTGGCAATTCTTGATCTCGGCCGACTGGAACCAGTCGTTCCAAACATCGAAGGATTCCACGGCCATCACGCCCTTGCCGGTCACTTGGCACGACAGCGCGTTGATATCCTTCGCCTCCCATGCCGGCGCTTCGGGATCGGCGCAGTCGGGAATGAGCGTGGTGTTGGTCGAGGCGGTGAAGTCGACACCGTTCGAAGTGAGACCGCACGGCGCGGAGAACACTTCCGGCGATGCGCCATCGCCCACGAGGATCAGGAGTTTGGTGCCAGGTAGAACCGTTGGCTGTGCCATTGCATTTCCTCCAAGCAAAAAACCGCCCCGCGGGATGCGGGGAGGCATAGATGCGCCAACGGCGCGGGAGATCACTGCGGCTGGATGCGCGCGTGGAAGATCAGCGCGACATGGCGGGTGAGCCCGTCCGGATCGCGCAGATACTGGATGCGGTAAATCTCGAAGATCACCGCGACGAAGCCGGTCATGACCGGCGGATTGTCATCGAGCACGGCGAGGATGTTCTTGACGATCGTCTTCGCCTCCGGATATCCGACCGCGCGCGACCAAACATCGACTTGCGGATAATGCTCGGTGCCGTCGATGCAGAGCGCCTTGTCCGGGCGCACCTCGTCGTCGCCAATCGTCACGTAAGGGAACGTGGCGGTGGTCGCCGGCGGGACCGGCGCAGGCACTTGGTCGTAAACCCGCGGGCCGACTTCCGGGCCGATATGGTTTTTCAGCGCCGTGTAAAGCGCCTGCTGCAATTCATAGCTCGGGTCGCTCATCGGTCTCGGTCTCGCGTTCGGTGACCACTTCGCCCGCCCCTGCCTTGATGATCGCGCGCACGGCCGCCTCGGGCACGCGCGGATAGGTCACGCCGCCGAGATAGGCGACGGCGATGCGGCGCGTGGGGCAATAGTTGAAGTCGCGCAGCATCTGCACCGTCTTCATGGCGCAACGCCCGACTGGCAAAGCAATTCGAGCCACTGGTGCGAGTCGTCGGGATCGACAATCGAGCGGATCGCGAACTCGAGACCGCTGCGCGCATCCTTCGCGCGCCAATCGGTCGCGATCTGCTTGGTTTGCGTGCTTTGCCGCACCACGATTTGCCACGGCTGCTGGCCGGTCAGTCGCGCCGCCAGGACCGCCTCGCCGCCGAACTTGGCGAGCACGCTTGCCACCACGGTGAACTGGTCTTCCCACGGCCCGGCGACTTCGTTGCCCATGCCGTCGTCGATGGTGCCGCGCTTCGAGAACGTGACCCGATGCCGGAGATCACCCGCGGCGTTGGCGCTGCTCGGAATCGTCATGGCTCGGGCTCACCCCAGCGACATATAGAACCGATGCGGCCGCAGCAGTTGCTCGGCGGCCCACGGCAGTTGCAGCATTCGCTCGCCGAGCACCGTGGTTTCCCGCGTGCGGTACAGATCGCCGACATGCAGCAGGATCGCGGCCTTGATCGGCGCGGGCACGGCCGGAAGGGTGGTCAACGCCGCAGGGACCGCGCCAAAACTGAAGGCGGTGAGAACGCCTTGCGGTGGGGCGATCACGGCGGGCGCGACAGTGAACAGCACGTTGCTGCCTCGGAACGTGGCGTTCTCGACGGTCCACGTAACGCCATTGGCAGAAATTTGATCGCCCTCGCCCAAGCCACTCAGGAACGCGGTGTTGTCGTTGCTATCCGCGTCGGTGTAACTGAATGAAATTTGCTCGGGGCTGCTCTGGCTTTGGTTGCATTGTCCGGACGGCGGCTGATTGCCTTGAGCCGCGTAATTGTAGTTGAAGGTTGTCGGCGGATCGGGCGGCGGGTCAGACGGCGGTGCGAGATACCCGGCGCGGAAGCGCACGCGCATCATCGGCCGGGGCGAATACTGGTAATAGAACGGGGTCGGCCAACCTTTGAGCGGGATGATCCGCGCCGGTTCGCTCGCTGCATCGACGCGATAGTTCTCGGGCGGCCATTCGGTCTCGGCGCCGTTGGCGTCGATGGTGTAGACCTCGACCACCTCGATCAGCGGCGGCAGCGGCAATGGCAGCGGCGAGGCGCAATCCCAAAAGCCGACGAGCGGCGGCGAGTCGACGAAATAGTCCCACGTCTGGTCGATCAGCGCGCGGCCGAGAAAACCGCGCGGGCCATCGACATACTGCGTCGCCGCCGCGACATAGGCTTTGATGAGATCGTCATCGTCGGGGAAGTCCACCCGCAAGTGCTTCTTGGCATCGACGAGCGAGACCGGCGTGGTGGCGGGCGGCGTGACGATCTTAAGCGCCATGGACATCGCTCCAGAGATTGCGGCCATCGACACCGTCGCGGCCGTCCTTTCCCCGCGCTCCGTCCTTGCCGTTCTTGCCGTCCTTGCCGTCGCGGCCGCGCTTGGTCTGCAACCGCCAGGCGTCGGAGGCTTCCGGCTTTTCGTGCTCGGTGGTGTTACGGGTGGCGACGAACGATGATCCGCCCCACGTCACCACGTCGCCCTCGGCGAACGCCTGCGGTTTCCAGACGCCGCGGTTGATCGGGAACGCGATCGTGAGCGCGCGCTCGATCGGCTCGGCACCCTCGCGCGCAAATCCAACAATGATCGTGCGCTTGTCGTCGGCAAGCCGCAGCGTGATATCGTCGAGCCGGAACGCATCGCGGCCGTCCGCGCCATCGGCGCCGCGCTCGCCATTCAATCCCGGCAACCCGTCGCGACCGTCGCGGCCGTCCTTGCCCACGCCGTCCTTGCCCGGCGCACCGTCCTTGCCATCGCTGCCGTTGCGCCCGTCCTTGCCGGGCTCGCCCGGATCGCCCTTCACGCTCGTGC